CAACACGTTCACCTTGTCGTCTGTCTCTATTGGCATCCCTGATCCTGTTTGATAGTTTGCCGATGTTGGGGTGACAAGTTAGTTTTACTTTTCCTCAAGTTACCCTCAATATCAGCAGGCTTTTGCCGATCTTACTTGCCGATCTTTCCCAAACAGGTGAACAATGACCAAACTCGTCAACCGCGCAAAGATGACCACGGCCACGACTGGCACGGGGACCATCACTCTTGGCACTGCCGAGAGCGGGTATCAGTCGTTTGCTGATGCTGGCGTGGTTGACACTGATGTGGTTCGCTACGTCATCGAGGACGGAACTGACTGGGAGATCGGCACAGGCACCTACACGGCCACTGGGACGACCCTGTCGCGGACTGTCAGCGAGTCTAGCAATGCTGGGTCAGCAATTACCCTGACAGGCTCTGCGGTGGTGTACGTTAGTGCTACGGCTGAGGATATTCCTGCACCGCAAGAGTTGTATGCTGAGAACCCTGTCACATTTACTGCACCTTCTGCTACTGGCACAAATGCTGTGGCTATTGGGAGTGGGGCTGTTTCTTCTGGCACAAACAGTATAGCTGTTGGCACAGGGTCATCGGCGGGGACATTCTCTGTTGGGATTGGTTGGAATGCGGGTAACACTGGCTCAAACAATACTATTATAGGACGGACAGGTGCGATAACAGGGACTTCGGGCGCGACGGTAATTGGTTATAATGCTGATGCTAGTGATTATTCCTCTAATCAAACGGCTATAGGGTATAACGCTAAAACTGTTAGCGGCGCACAAGCCACCGCCCTAACCAACTCCTACGCCTCTGGCACCGACTCTTTCGCAGCAGCTATAGCCAACAACACCTCAAGCTATGGCGCTACTGGGGCTAACTCGGTGGCTATTGGGCAGCTTGCTAAGGCTACGGGGTCTAACGGTGTAGCTATTGGCGCTTTTTCGCAAGCCACAATTCGAGCGGCGGTTTTAGGAGAAACAGCTAGGGCAACTGGAACGGGTGCTTTGGCACTTGGAAAAAACTCTCTTGCTTCTGGTGGTAACTCTATTGCAATGGGTTTGGCGAGGGCTTCTGGAAACCAATCTGTTGCAATAGGTGGTGGGTTTGTAACATCTTCGGCCACTGCCTCTGCCAACGAATCGTTTGCTTTAGGGGACAATGCAAAGGCAACTGAACTTGGAAAGTATGCGTATTCTTCTAACGGAGGATTTTCTGCAAGCGACAGGTCGCAATACGGCCTGCTTGTCCTTCGCAGCGACACTACAGACGCCACGCCAGAAGCCCTGACAAGCAGTAACTCTGCCGCAAGCACCACAAACCAAATCATCCTCCCCAACAACTCTGCCTACGCCTTCCACGGCACCATCGTAGCCCGTCAGGACGCAGCGTCAGGCACTGCATGTGCAGCATGGAAGATCGAGGGTCTGATCCGCAGGGAAGGTTCCGCAGGCACAACTGTGCTGGTCAACAGTGCCACGACTGTCTTGGACAATACACCCGCTTGGGGCATGGCTCTCAGCGCAGATACGACCAACGGTGGCTTGAAGATCGAAGTCACTGGGGCAGCAGCTACCAACATTCGGTGGGTTGCCACCATTCACACCTCGGAGGTTACATACTAATGGCTATTCAACTCGACCTGACTACTAGCCAATATGGCACCCCTTTTGCTGGCGCATACTTCCGCATTGTCACTGCTGCTATCTCCCGTATGCGCGAGGGTGGCCCCAAGTTTACCGTGATGATTGATGTATCTGGCTATGCTACTGCTACGCCTAACGATGACACCCGCGAGGTGGACTTCCGTCGTTACCATGCTGACTTGGCTGAAGTAGAGGCTGCTGCTGGCGGTAACTTCCTCGACAAGTGCTATAGCTGGGTAATGACGCAGGAAGATATGAACGGGAGCGTCGCGGTATAATGAGCATTGTCATCGACTACACAAAGGGCTTCTTTGAGGCATCACCTGCTGGTGAAACAGTCGGTGACATCACGTCTAGCACTCTCGACTTGTCCACGGGCAACGTGTTCTCGGACGCCCCTGCTGCCAACGTGACCTATGTGTTCAGCAACCCGCCTGCCACTGGCACTGCCTATGGCTTCACGCTAAAGGTAACGCCCTCTGCAACGGTGACTGTGACTTGGCCTGCCTCGGTTGACTGGGCTGGTGGCACGGCTCCTGACGCCCCTGCTAGTGGCGCTACGAATGTCTACACGTTCTACACTCAGGATGGTGGGACGACGTATTATGGCTTCCTTGCTGGCGGAGCAATGGCATGACGATTGCACGGCTGATGCAACAGGCTGCGGCTGGCTCTGCTGGTGCTGGACCTGAGCCTTCTGGTTGGACCGACCCTGACCTAGCTAATGCTTCTTATGATAGTGTTAGCTTTAGTGTTGCTGCGCAGGAAACTGCGCCACAAGGTGTATTCTTCAAGCCAGATGGAACTAAGTTTTATATTACTGGCAGTTCTGGAGATGATGTCAACGAATACGATTTAAGCACTGCATGGGATGCTTCCACGGCCAGTTATCTTCAAAACTTTAGTGTTTCAGCACAAGAAACAGCTCCACAAGGGCTGCATTTTTCGGATGATGGGGCCAAATTGTATATCCTTGGGTTTGGCGGGGATAATGTAAACGAGTACAACCTTAGCACTGCTTGGGATGTATCATCTGCGAGCTACTTACAAAACTTTAGTGTTGCCGCACAGGAGGGAACTCCAGTAGATTTACGATTTAAGCCCGATGGGACGAAAATGTACGTTCTCGGTTTTGGGTCAAGTGTATATGAGTACAGTCTTAGCATTGCATGGGACGTATCCACGGCGTCTTATGTTGCAGCATTTGCTGTGTCTTCTCAAGACTCAAATTGCAGAGGTCTGTTTTTTAGTCCTAATGGAGATGTATTTTTTATGTGCGGAACAAATTCTGATGACGTATTCCAATACAGCCTGACAACACCTTGGGATATATCAACAGCATCATACGACAGCGTTAATTTTGCGCTTGCAACAACATTTCCAGTTTCGTTATTTTTCAAACATGACGGTTCAAAGATGTATGTTTCAGATCAGGCTGGTCGAGCCATCTACCAATACTCCACAACATAAGGACTTCCCATGCTACTCGTGAAAACATCAAACGGACAGGTAGAGCAATTCCCTTACACGCTCGGAGACCTTCGCCGTGACAACCCGCAGACCAGCTTTCCGAAGAAGATCGGTGACGCTATCCTTGCCAGTTACGGTATCTTCCATGTGATGCCTGAAGCACAGCCTGAGTACGATCCTCTTGTACAAGTTCTTGTGCGTGACCCTGCGCCTCACAATAACGAGACAGCGGTAAATGAGGAAACTGGCGAGACCTACAAGACAGGTCGTTGGGTCATTGGCTACACAGTCGAGAACAAGCCACATGGTCAGGCAGAAGAAGCAGTACGCAACAAGCGTGACCGCCTACTGTCAGCAACCGACTGGATGGCTCTGAGCGACAACACCATGACACCAGAGTGGGCTACCTACAGACAGGCCCTTCGTGATATAACGTCTCAAGAAGGTTTTCCTTATTCGGTGATCTGGCCGACCAAACTTTGAGGTAAGTAAATGCTAGGTTTTAGCCCCCTCGCCTCTGCACCCCTAGCGGATGATGGGGCTATTGTTTCTGCTGGTATTGCTCTAACAGCAAATGCTATCACAACAGGTCAACCTACAGTTGGCTCTATTGTAGTTGCTCAAGAGCATGACCTAAGCCTAACGGCTATCACAACAGGTCAGCCCGTCGTCGGTTCGATCACGATGGCAGAGGAAGAAACCTTTGCTGCTAATCCTATCACAACAGGTCAACCTACAATTGGCTCTATTGTAGTTGCTCAAGGGTATGATTTATCTCTTGTCGCTACTACAACAGGTCAGCCAACCGTTGAGGCGTCTGGTCTAACTCAAGATCAAGACCTCCTGTTGCAGGGTTTGACAACAGGATCGCCTGTTATCCTGCCGTCAAATGTTGTTCAGTCTCACCTACTCTTGGCAACGGCCATCACAACAGGTCAGCCAACTGTTGGCGTTTCTCTGGCAACACAAGAACATGATCTGTCGCTTGCTGGCATTACAACAAAATCCCCAGTAATCCCGTCTATAACTATCGGACAGGAAGGGCAGTTTGGTCTCACTCCTATCCTTACTGGAGTACCTATTGTTGGTGCCTCTGGCATCTCACAAGAACATAACATTACAGGAAGTGACCTTACAACTGGTCAACCAATTCTTCCTGTTCTGCCATTGTCTGAAGGCCAGTATCTTAGTGCTAATCCTATTAACACAGGTTTGCCAACTGTTGTTTCAGCCAGCCTGTCTCAAACACACCAAGTCTCTGGGTTAAGCATAACAACTGGTCAGCCTGTAATTGGTCAGATCAACCTTACAGAAGACCATTCGTTTAGCCTGAATGGGATTACCACTGGTCAGCCAATCCTTGGGAACCCAGACACTGCTGTAATTAGCAATGTGTTTGCCCTAGCCATTACAACTGCCGCCCCTACGGTTGGTTTGCCTGTAATTGAGCAAGAGCATGACATTAACCTTGCAGACGTTACCGCTGGTCAACCTATTGTTGCTACTATCTCTGTTGTACAGTCTCAGATACTTGTAGCAGAGGGTATTACTACAGCCTCGCCTATTGTTGGTGATGCAGATTTTGTTGCTACATCTGTTATCTTGGGTAACGGGATTACAACAAATCAACCTACTGTAGCAACTTCAAGCATTACTCAAACGCATGGCATCAGTGCTAATGACCTTGTTGCTGGTCAACCTGTTGTACCACTGCTTCCTATTGTCGTTACTTACGGCTTTAACGAAGTAAACATTGTTACTGGGATACCTTCTGTTGGGAACTTGTGGATTAACGCTTCTCGTAGAAGGGCTGTATCTGTAAACGACAATTCAGACAATCAGGTAGCACTAGCTGAGTTGTACAACGATGTTGAACTAAATGACAGTAACTTGGTTCTAATGCCTAATGCTTCTAATAGTGTTGAAATAGGCGACAATAACTACGCAGCATATAACACAGAGTATAATAGGGTCGCATAATGGCATTTAGCATCAAACAAAATGACACTTCTCCAGCTTTACAAGCTACCCTAAAAGATGCAGCCTTGGTTCCTATTGACCTTACGGGTGCCACTGTAATGTTTCATATGAAGTCGGTTGATGGCACTATCAAAGTTGATGAGGCTATGACTATCACTAATAATGAGGGTGGTGTCGTTCAATACAACTGGCAAGCTGGTGACACAGACACAGTTGGAACCTACTACGTTGAGTTTGAAGTTACTTACGCAGATGCTTCTGTAGAAACCTTTCCTAACAACGGAAATAAAGTTGTCACTGTGGTTAAGGAACTCAACTGATGGTCACTTGGGCAAGACGTAACTATGAAGTTCCAGATGCACGACTTGTCCAAGCTGAACGTGAGATTTATGCTCAATACGGACTTGTTGTTTCTGTTGATGCTAAAGCCAAGAGTTTGTTTAGGTTTGGTAGGAATACTAACCTTGACCTAACTAGACAAACAGTTTGGAATTTGGGTGGTAATGAAAACTACTTAAGCACAAACACAATCACACATATCTCCTCTAGTTCAACTGCTGATAATCAACTCATCCGTATTGAAAGCCATACCATTGATGGCAACGGTGACTTTATCTTTGTCGTTCAAACTGTCTCCCTTAATGGGCAAAACAAAGTGGCTCTCCCTACCCCCGTAGCTAGGGTATCTATGATGACGAATGCTAATAGCCACGACCTTATTGGTGCAGTGTACGTCTATGAGGATACAGCTATCACCACTGGTGTACCAACCGACCTGACCAAGGCTCACTGTAATATCCCTGCTGGGGCGAACCAATCTTTTAAGGCTGCTACCACTTTTGACAAAGATACCTTTGGTATTGTCACTCAGGGTTTTGGTGGGGTTGGTAATAAGCAAACAGCTAATATCGAGTTTGAACTTGAGGTTCGACAAAAGGGTGGTGTGTTCCTTCAGGGTGCAGCTATTATTGCTGGCTCTGCATCTGGTAACTTCAATGTCAATCTAGACCCAGCAGTTATTGTACCTGCTAATGGTGATCTTAGGGTGACTTGTATTTCAGACAATGCTGGGGCTGATGCCTTTGTAAACTTCAATCTCTATATGGCAAAGGTTATTCGGTAATGAATTATCCCTCCCTTCAAAAAGCTCAGTATGCTAATGATATCTTCACAACTGCTGAGGAAGCTCGTTCTCGTAGTATGGAGATGGGACTTGGTGGTGAAATCCATGTGTCGGACTACGAAGAGCAAGCTGTGTATATGCCAGCCGCTTCAGAAGACGACTACATGAACTACTACCGTGAGTTGGCAGGACTTTCCCCTGAAACGGAAGACCCTGAAGAAGCTGGAACTACTATCTCAGTTGAGATTACCTTCAAGAATGAAATCGAAGGTAAAATCCTGAAAGCTGACGACGAACAAAGAATGGTGTGGGGCTGGGCCTCAGTGGTAACCGAAAAGGGTGTACCTGTCATTGATCGTCAGGGTGATGTAATTGAAGCCGATACTTTGGTAAAGGCAGTCAACAACTTCATGGAGCATGTGCGCGTAGGTAAAGCGATGCACACGGGGGAGCAAGTTGGTGTCGTCGTACACTCTCTCCCAATCACCAAAGAGATCGGTGATGCTCTCGGTATCCAATCTGACCGTGAAGGATGGGTCGTCGCATATAAAGTGTACGATGATGCAGTCTGGGAAATGGTCAAGAGCGGTGAACTAGCTGCGTTCTCTATCGGGGGACGAGCCACAAAGGAGGAAATCTAATTGCCTAGTCTCCTGAAAAACTTGCAGCTTGAGGAACTTTCCTTGGTGGACCGCCCTGCTAATGCACAGGCCATGGTTTCCCTCTTCAAGCGCGACAACTCTCAAGAGGATGTTGAGAAAATGGATGAACAAATGAAAGCCAAAGTTGCGGCTTACATGACTGCTAATGGTGTTTCTGAAGAAGAAGCAATGAAAGCCTGCGGTGGTGATATGAAGAAAGCTGATGAGGCTCCTGCTGAAGTAGAAGCCACTGAAGTTGATACACTGAAAGCTGACCTTGAAGCTCTTCGTTTGGACAATGAGCGCCTGCGTAAGGGCCTGATTGAAGAAGGCTACGTTATCAAAGCTGAGACCATCGAAAAGAAGGCCCCAGTTGAGATGCTTGAAGTTGGTGGTGAGATGGTCGTTAAGTCGGACATTCCTGCCCCAGTGTTGAAAGCCCTAGAGGCTGCTGAAGTTGCTAAGAAGCAACATGAGATTGAAAAGGCTGACATTGAACTTGCTAAACGTGCTGGTGAAACCCTCCCACACTTTGCAACTGATGTCGCTAAAGCTCTTCTGAAATCCTTCTCGGAAGAAGAAGCTGTTATGGTAGCACTTAAGGCCGCTGACGCTGCTTTTGCCGCTGCTATGGATGAATTTGGTAAGTCGGATGTAAATGGCGAGTTCGCTTCTGCAACTGATAAACTCGATGCTCTCGTAAAGTCCTATATGGACACTAACAACCTGAAAAAGAGTGACTATGCTAAGGCTTATGCGGCTGTAGCTAAAACCGATGATGGTAAAGCTCTTATCAATAAATCCTATAAAGGGGAATAATTATGGCCGTTATGCAATCTCGTGATAACCGCACCGAAATCGCTGGTGTTGGTGGAACGACCCAATTCAAATTCGTGACCCTCGACGCTGGTGGCGCTGTCACTATCGCTGGTGCTGCTGGTGAGCAAGCCTATGGTGTGTGCTTGGTTGGCGCTGCTGCTGGTAATGCAACCACCATCTGCGTGTCGGGTAAAGTAACTGTGGAAGCTGGTGGCACGATTGCTGCTGGTGCCGCTGTTCAAACTGGTGCTGATGGCACTGCTCTGGCTGCTGCCACTGGTGATGTCGTTATGGGTTATGCCAAGGAGGCTGGTGTCGATGGTCAAATCATCGCTATCGAGTTGATCCAAGGCGGTAACGTCGTAGCCTAATAACTAAAGCACATTTAAGGATATATTAAAATGGCTCTTTTGACCCCATCTAGCGTTCATTTGGACGCACCCCTCTCGAACCTGACTCTGGCATATGTGCAAGAGCAGACGAACTTCATTGCAGACAAAGTGTTCCCCACCGTTGGTGTGCAGCGTCAGTCGGATAAGTTCTACATCTATGACCGCGACAACATGAACCGTTCGGGCGACGTTCAGAAGCTGGCACCTCGTACGGAAGTAAACCGTATCGGCATGACCATCTCGAATAGCTCGTACTTTGCAGACGTTTACGGTCTGGGTATGGACTTCGACGAGCAGACCCTTGCTAACGAAGATGCTATGCTGGAAATCCGTTCGGCTGGTGCTACCACTCTGGTCAACCGTCTGTTGATCCACCGTGAAGAGCAGTTCGCTTCGACCTTCTTCGCTGCTGGCGTATGGGGTTCGCAAGCTACCCCGTCGAACCTGTGGTCGGACTACACCAATGCGACCCCAATCACTGATGTGACTTCTGCTCGTCGTACCATGCAACTTAAGTCGGGCGGCTTCAAGCCAAACACGATGGTTGTTGGTAAAGAAGTCCGTGACGTTCTGATTAACCACCCTGACATCTTGGCTCGCCTGAATGGTGGCTCGACTGTCTCGAACACCGCACTCATCACCAACGCTAAGTTGGCTGAAATCTTTGAAGTAGAGAACTTCTACGTCATGGAAGCTGTGAAGAATGGTGCTGCTGAAGGTCTGGCTGAAGCTAATGCCTTCATCGGGGGTAAGCATGCCCTGCTGGTTCACACCCCTCGTGCTGCTGGTCTGATGACCCCTGCTGCTGGTGTTACCTTCGCTTGGAACAACATCCAAGGTGCTAACAACCTCGGTGTTACCGTCGAGTCGTACTCGGATGATGCACTGCGTCGTCAGCAAGTTGCAGAACACATTCAGGTTAAGATGGCATACGACATGAAAGTTGTCGGCGCTGATCTGGGTTACTTCTTCAACACCGTGATCGCCTAATCTAAAGGTGGACCCTGAGTTTAACTATTGGCTCAGGGTCCAACCCAATAATAACAGAACATAATATTGTCCTTATAAAGGAATTGTCAAATGCACCCTATCTATTTGGGTTGGCAGGTCGATTGGCCTGTATTTATTAAGACCCCACTATCCGCTGATGGAAAGTCTTGGGGCCGTGGTGAACACTTTAACTGGTTAGAACGAGGTGTAGATGCTGATAAAGTAGCTATGCTGTACGGCTCTGGTTATCTCCACCATAATCGAGAATTAGAAGTTCAGGCTAAAGTTGGTGACCGTCTTTCTGAGATGAATGGCGCACAACTAAAGACGCTAGTGAAC